GATCCTTGTATTTGAAGCCTTTGTTGTAACTGGCAAGGGCTTTCTTTATGTCACCGTTGTGATAATTCAACCAGTAGGATAACTCCCCGATAGCGCATTCAGTACCGCCGTGAAGGGTTTCCAGCTTTTTGATTACAGTCCGTTTGGGATATGACTTACTGAATGTTTCGTTGGCGCTGGCTGTTGTGACTTGCCAGCACCCGTAAGCACCATGATTCTTTTTGCCCTTTCCGGTGACCTCGCAGGCGCGAGACTCGATCCAGGCAATAGCGGCTAAATGATAGCCCAAACGTTTTGTTTTATCGACTTCGACCAGCTTTCCGGTCTTTCGGTCGTACTTATTTCCTACCATCAACGCATATTCAAGAACCTTCTTTTGTTTCTCGTTTATGTTGTATAGCGACTTGACATACTCAGGGGTGTTCTTTGGGAATGTCTTTGGCAGTACAGTCGCTTGCTGTGTCGGTAGTCCTGACGGCAACGTTTGGATAAAATCCCCGAGCGCGTCAGTTGATGCAATGCCAGAAAAAGATGCAAAAAGAAGGCTGGCAATAAGTAAAAATTTCTTCATGTTTTCAATACCTTGCGGCCTTTTGCATAAGACCGTTTAAATTATTTTACTCGTCGTGCTTTTGATTCTTCGATGATTTGTTTCGCGTCCATGTTCATCACGATTTCACGGGAAATCATTTCGGCTTTCTTCGGAGATCCTGCCCACGAAGTAGTGTAGATTGCAGACGGGTCGAAAGGTTCGGTCGAGTAAAGGATTTTGTATTTATAACCACTGTATCGCAACAGGCGATGTACTGCGTGTGCATCGGTACACACCAGTGACTTATCATCGACCACGAAGAAATAAGGAAGTCTAGCAGGAACACTATCGGGGCCGAACTTAGTCTCCATCACAGCAGCTTCAATCTCACGCTCTACACGATGCTCAACCATAGACCAGACCCTTTCATACTCAGGCCAATCCGACTCAACCACGACGCATTGAAGGGGCTTCTTGCCCATATCAAGACGGTATTTGCGTAGCTTCTCGAAGATGCCTTGTAGCGTGCTGGCCTCTTCAGGGCTGATGATACCCCGAGACAAGCAGTCTCCAAAATCTTTTCTTTTTATTACATCGTACCGGTATTCACGTTGCATTTTTGTTTTCCGAAAAAAGGGGCCGAAGCCCCTGTTGATTAAAAGTTGTCTTCGACGAATGCCGCCAGGCGACCACGATACACCGTATCAAGAATGATATGGCTTGAATGACCATACTCTTTCAGCTTTTCGACTGCCCAGACGAAACCGTTGTTGATCGCAGTGTTGCGCGGGTTGTCGATCTGTTTGATGTTCCCGCAGACAATCAGCAGTGAGTTTTCACCCATACGGCTGATGATACTCCGCATTTCGTGGTTCGACAAGTTCTGCGCTTCATCCAGGATCAGGATAGAGCCTTTGCCTGCATCGGGATGACCGATTGAGATACCACGGAAGTAATGCAGGCTAGGGAACTGCACTGTACCGGCTTCTAACAGCTTTTCAATGTGCGCTGACGGGTCAGCCTCATCTTTGAACAGAATGTTCAGGCTGGTCAGACACGGCTCTACAGACGGTCTTAGTTTATCCTGAAGCGTACCCGGAAGGAATCCGATTTCAGCCGATAACGGGCTATCTGCCTTCACATACATCAGACGGGCAAACCGGCCTTTGTTAATCAGTTCCATCGCAGAACCAACCGCAAGAATCGTTTTACCAGAACCGGCACCGCCCATTGTGGAAACGATATCAGATTCAGGGTCAAACACTGCATCAATGAAAGAAGCCTGAAGCGCATCACGCGGGGAGATAGACTTCAGCAGTTTGCGGTTCATTGCGCCGCTGTGCTTGATTGGTTTCTTCGGTCGCTACGACCTTGCCTACCAACGTTTCGTTGTCGAGAATGTACTGGTTGACATAGAATTCAATGCCTTCGAAGTCCTGATAACTCAGGATCGCATTGCCTTCTTTGTCATATTGAACATCGGTCAGGTTATCCCAGAAGTTGATAGTCTTCAGATAGCCGGGATACAACACATCAGAATCTTTCAGTGTGTCGTCGCCGGTATACTGCTTAACTTCACAGCCCTGTGACATTGCAATCAGCAACATGTTGATGTCACGAGTCACCAGGGTAGCACCTTGCTCTTTACAGGTCGCGATAATGCGGGCGTCCTGTTGGTCCAGCGCGAAATCTTCCGGGTTGGCACAATCCGCGATACGCAGCGTGACAGATTCCGGTACGGCTGGGTTGGTAAGGTGCAGAGAGATGCCTTTCTTGATCTCTTCGTAGCTGTGTCCCATGATAACGGTTGACAGCAGGCGAATAGCCAGGCGGACTTCTCGGGAAATTTCTTGTTTTCGTTTGAGGTGATCCAGTTCACCCATGGTAGCAGATGGAATGATGATCTCTGTACCTGGTTCAACAAACGAGTAGATGGAATAGGGGTTGCTTACTAAAACATTCGTATCGACAACATATTTCATAGAGGGATTTCCTGGATAATTACGGGGTACGTGAATTCGCCCCCGCTTACTGCATCACATACCCACACGGATCGCGTGAATATATGGATAGGGGTGAGTCTTTGGCCCGCGACCCATCTGCTGAACAACAGACTTAACGAATTCGCTCTGTTCTTCGTGACTCATTCCGCATTCATCGAAGATGATGTTTACGGCCTGTGCGTGTTGGGATACGCCACGACACGAATCAACAAACTTACTGCGTTTCGAAGTGATGCCAACAACGACCCGAATATCTGCATGGGCTTCCTTGATACGACGAACAAAGTGTTCGGACGCATCCATGTTATGACCGACATAGTATGTGAAGATACCGGCACGGGTATCGTCGATAACTTTTTGTACCAGTGCTTCCGTTTTGCCGGTCTGACGACCCAGGTCAATGGAAGTTGAGATCAGCATGGTTCGGCCTACCGTGGTTCCTTGTCCATCAAGCCCGCGTTTAAACTGCGTTTTGAAAGACATTTCCATGAGGTCACGATAAAGCGTTGTGTTGAATTCTAACATATATTACCTTTGTTGATTTCGTTAATGTTATTTATTACCACTGGTCGTCTTCACAGTCGCGCATATGCTGTCTGTGTTTGACCAGGCGATCCCGAACTTCAGCCAGTGTCGGTGAAAGGTCACCGATGTTGATTTCTGCCGCCGCAGCTTTCGCATCTTCTTCAGTTTTGAACAGAGCATGGAAGTTGTACTGTTCATCTGGATTGCGGATAGAGCGTTCAAACTCGATGTTGTGATCCCGATAGAAGAAGTCGCGACCATTGCTGTCGATCATTCGATTTGCTGTTTTATCCGAAATCGGACTACGCCAGATATCGTGCGCAACGCCAACTACTACAGGCTCTTCGGTACTCGCGACAGAGCCGGATACGCTGAACACCGGATACAGGGCCATACCAGCTACCAATTCATCAGCTTTAACGCGTTTTTCGAATCTGTTCATTTTTAATTCCTTTGTTATCCAGTTGTCTTCAAAACGATTATCAGTGATCCCGTATCAGGAGTCAATACCCCATATACGAAAAAACCTCCCGGAGGAGGTTTAGTTAAAACGAATAGTGCTGTTCTTGAAGAATAGACCGGAGCACACTGCACCTTCGATCTGTTGTCCGGTCGCCGTCTTTGCTTTGAAGCCGGTCGCGTAAGTATCGTCTTTCGAGCAACCGAACCAGGAATGACCGGTATACTCGATTTCGGTGTATCCGTTTGCGGTCAGGATACGTTGCGCCTCTTTTTCATCGGTGCAGGTGTTCAGCATGACGATGATGAACAGGATGATCAGGGGGAGAATAATTTTCATTTAGGCCGCTTTTTGGTTTGGGTTAAAAGACATAAGGTTTGTTTTGCATGAGCGGATTGAAAAATCTTCATTCGATTCTACATTCGAATCCAACTCTACTACAGTTTCATCTTCTGGCGCGGAGATACCATCATCCGGGTCGATATCCAAATCGAGCACAGAAGCAGAACAAGCATACAGAGACCCACCAGAGAGATAGAAGCTTCTGATATGTCCTGCTGCATCTTCAGGCCATTCAAATTCGTAATGGCGGTTCAGCA